GCAGAGATGATTAAAGATTTAGAATGGGAATTAAATAAAAAGTTTCCTACTCCTATGGGCGAACCCACAATGTGGGAAAATATTAAGAGAGAGCAGTCCCGAATACAGGCTGTAAAGATTAAACAGAAAAGAGAACGAGCAGAAATACGCAAACGTGAAGCTGAAGAAGCAAAAGAAAAATGGAAGAAGATAGGACAAGAAGCATTGAAGTTCGGCTTTTTAGTTATTGTTATAATAGGCATCGGTTGGATGCTTCTTACTGCATATGATACAGGACCAATTAGGTAAAGTAATATGGAACTAACAGCTAGTCATGCAATACAAGGTGTTATGGTTCTTGCAACTGTAGCTGGAGGTTATGCTGTAGTTAAGAGTAACCTTGCTAGAGTTATGGGCGACCTTGAAACATTTATGAAACGCTATGAAAAGCAGAAGGCAGACTTCGATGACAGACTAGATGATGCAGAAAGTCAACGTGCTGTATTTACTAGTCAAATTGATGTACTAAAAGACATTAATAGTGTTGGAGCATTACGAGATCAGAATCGTGAGATGGCAACACTACAAGCAGAAGTTAAAGTTATGAAGAGTCAAATAGCTCATCTTAATGCAATACATAATGGGAAGCACCCAGATATAAATAAATAGGAGATGTTAATGGTTGGACTAACTATACTAATTTTTACTGTAGCACTTCCGTTACTTATTGGAGTCTTATAATGTTATCTCTTGTTGGATCAGTCCTTGGTTTCGGTACTTCTTTTCTTCCAAAGGTTCTTAGTTTCTTTGAAGAGAAAAGAGATCAAGCACATGAACTAGCTATGATGGATAAGCAACTAGAACAACAGTTGCAGATTGGAAACCAAAAGATGCAGATGATGGATATCGAAGCAGATATCCGAGAGACTGAAACATTACATAAAGAACATGCAACGATAACTGCAAAGTCTAGTCAGTGGGTTATTAACTTAAGTTCTTCTGTCAGACCTATAATAACATACTGTTTGTTTATAGAATTTGCTGCACTTTCTGTGTGTGTTAATATGGATTGGATAACAATGGAGCAATATAAAATGATTTGGAATGATGAGTTTCAAGCTGTTTGGGCTGCTGTTGTTAGTTTTTGGTTTGGTCAAAGAAGTTTTAACAGAAAATGAGGATCAACAAAGCAGGGCTGGGGATTATAAAAGCTTTTGAGGGCTTCTCCTCCAAAGTCTACCTTGATCCAATCGGTATTCCAACTATTGGATTTGGTAGTATATGGGATGCTGATGGCAATCGTATCACCGTGGATCATCCAGCAATCACAAAGAAACAAGCAACAGGATTGTTACAGAAAGAGGTGCATCACGTTGAGGCGGCAATTAGAAAACTTATCAAAGCGGAACTAACAGAGAATATGTTTAGTTCAATTGGTAGTCTAGCATACAATATTGGGACGGGAAACTTGCAGAGAAGTAGTTTAAGAATTAAGATTAACCGTGGGCAATACTTAGATGCAGCAGACGAATTTCCTAAGTGGCGCAGGGCTGGTGGAAAGATATTAGCTGGATTAGTAAGACGTAGAAAAGCAGAAAGAAATTTATTTTTGGAGGGGTATTAAATGCCTCAAGGACCGGGAACTTATGGAAATCAAGTAGGTCGTCCTCCACAAGGAATGACACTTGAAGATGATCTTGATCAAGTTGCTCCTATGCAACAACAACAAGCTCCTATGCAGCCTACAGTTTCGGCTGAATCTCTTACTCCTGTCTCAGATGCTATGCAACCGGGAGTTCAAGATGAAGTAGGTGACTTTATTACTAGTATGGTTCGGTTACTAGAATCAAAAGGTATAGAGCTAGATGATATTGGTGCGCCAGCAGGGATAGAAGAACAAGCAGATTTACAAGATGCACAAGCAGATCCACTAGAATTACTAACTGAAGAAGAACTTATTATGTTGGTAGAAAAGTTTGTTGCTTTACCTCCAGAAGTACAAGCACAACTTGAAACAGCTTTTAGAGAGCAGCTTCCTCCTAGAATGGTTAATAGGTTGTTAGCTGTGAAGCGATTTGTTCTTAGAGGAAGAGAGTAATGGGTTACGGAGGAATAATTAAGACTGTAGTTAGAGTTGCTGCTAGTGTTGTTGGTGGAATGGCTTGTGGTCCTCCATGTGCTGCTATTGGTAGTGCTGTAGCAACTGGAGCAACGGGTGGTTCTTTTAAAGAAGCACTAATAGCTGGTGCTACCAGTTATATTGGCTCTTCAATTTCCCAAGGAGTTTCTGGTTCTATTAGCGAAGCAGGAAAGGCATCTGAATTAGCTGGTCAAATTGCTGACGGAACAGCTACAGTAACAACAGACGCTGCTGGTTCAACAATTATTATTGGTAATACTGTTGGTACTGCTGGTGACATCCTAGCAAGTGGAGATTTAGCTGCTGCGGCGGCAGATCCTTCATTCATTACTAGTAGTTTAGCCGCTGTAGGAGAAGCTACTGCTCCAATTAATACTGGTGTTTCTGAATTCCTCACAAGTAATTTTGGAGATGTAGGTGGGGTCGTCCGAACAGGATATGATTTCTTGGCTAATGAAGGAGCAAAGACATTAGGACAATTAGGCTTTGATACGGCGGCTGTTCCGTTTGATATAGTTGGTGGTACTGTCGGTGGTCTAACAGAACTTACATTAAATCAAGCTTTAAATGCAGACGTTCCGGGGCTTGATGATGTTCTTAGTCAAAAGTTTACTCCACAACAAATAGCAGCATTACGTCAAGAAGCTAGAAATGCATTATCACAAGAAGCATTTGATCGTTTAATAGGTGATACTATAAATCCCGGACTCAGTGATGAAGAGTTTAGGAAAGTAATAGCTGCTGGAATTGAACGTGAGAATGTAGGATTAGGAGCAGATGTTACAGAGCCAGAGTTTAGACAAGTCTTTGATAATCCTGATCTTGGTAGACTTATTCTTGCTGATGAAGAAGGTCTTAGAAGGCAAACCTTTGGGGAACAAATTGGAGAAACATTTCCCGGAGGAGCATTTAAATCTTTAGATGACAGTATTATACAAAGTATTGTTGACGAAAGAGCAGGGCCAGCTAGACAACAAGTAAGTAATTTACAAGCTAGAGGAAGTTTAAATCCAATAGGTGGACAACAAGCTAACTTATTCTTATCAGGACAAGAAGAGGGAGCAAAAGAACGAGTACGAGAAATTGAGCAAGGAGTTCTTGGTGGCGCACAAAGAGATGTAAATCTTCTTCGTGGACAAGCTGAAACAGGAGCCACTGGTTATAGGCTTGGTGATGACTTGTTTGATATTAAACCATTTGCAGAACAACGAGAGAAACTTGTAACTGAACGACAAGGATCTCTAGGAGAAGATGTTCGTTCTGCTATTGGTTCTGAACCTCTCTTCGATATTAGTGGCGCATTAAGAACTGGAAGTAGAGCGCAAGGTCCAGTTTCAGGTGCGGCTCCAAATCAATCTTTCTTAGATGCCATAGCAGCTAGAGAAGGATCTGGTGGAAGAGATAAACGTGGATTAGGAACAAGAGGAAGTGGAGCTTTCTAATGGCAACAGCACCTTTTATAACAGGAGCTTTGGTAGGAACAATAGCAGATAAGCTTGCTGGCGACAAAGTTAATGAAGCTAATTTAGCTGCTATGAGAGCAGAGAATCAGGCTAAAGATGAAAAGTTCAAGACAGGACTTAATCTTGCAGGTACTTCTGGCACTGACTTTTCTACTAGAAATTTTAATGAGGCAGGGGGAATTGATCTTAGTCAGGTCGGAGGAGCAACAGCAGCTAAAGTTAGAGGAGAAGCTGCGGCTGGAGACTTACAAAGACAACTTGCAACTAATGAAGCTACAAGAAACTTTAAGTTTAATATTCCTGATATGGCGGCTGCCCAAGGAATGGTAGATAGAGATAACGCATTAGCTCAAAGTACTATTGATCGTATGTATAACCAAGCCGCTCTTAAGCAAGGTCAGACGCCTCTTGGAGCAACATCATCTAATTATAATGCAAATCTTATGGATGCTATGGGTAGAGTATCAGATAAGACTAAACTTAATAGGGAACAACAAGCTGCATCATTACTACAAACTTCTCAGAATCAAGACTTAAAAAATCTTATGGCTCTAAGACAAGCTTATGATCTTGATGCTCCAGCCCCTGCATTTACAGATCCTAATCCGGGATCTACTGCTGCTCAAGTAGCTACTCAAATGCCAACAAGAACTTATATTCCTGATATGAGTGCGGCTATGCCTTTTAGAGCAGGAGGAAATTTAACACAACAAATTATGCAACAACTTGCTCTTGAAGATGAGAGAAGAGATCGTGGTGAAATGATTAGGCAACTTGGGGATGCTGGTGCATTTAAAGGCACTACTGCACCCACAATTCCAGTGAGATAATATAATGGCTGAAAGATTAAATCCTTTAAGTATGATTGGGGCCAGTAACGATCCAACTCTTGGTGATCGTCTTACTCAAAGTGCTAAAGCTACTTCTGATTTACAAAGTGGTTTAGCTAAAATAGCACAACAGAATAGAGCGCAACTAGAAGCTCAAAAGATGGCTGGAGATACTTCTAGAGCGACTGCTCTGATTGGTCAAGGTGTTATGCCACAACCCATGATAAAGCTGCATCCTGACGCAGCCGCTTGGATGTCAAATAAGACTCAGTCTGAGCTAGATTTAAATGAATCAAATATACTCAAGAATTTCGGAGATGCAGGAGTAAGTGCTACTAAGATGGCTCGATGGCCTGTAAAGCTTGATAAATTGGGAGATCTTGGTCCGAACATGAGACTCAAACCGGGACTTACACCGGGCGAACTTAAAGGAGTATCAGAACGGCCTTTAACATCAGTAGGAACAACCGATAGTGGCGAACAAATAATAAAGCAAAGTTTTCTTGTACCAAAAAAGGGTTCTCTCGCACTAGTTCCTGAAGAAAGAACAATAAAGAGGGGATCGAAGGTTGAGGTTAAATCTAAAGATGATGTTAAAAATCAGGAAATTGTAGATGACATGCTAGATCGTCTGAATAACACTAGAGATCCTAAGGATCCGACGCTGTCTATAATGGAAGCAAAGAATATCTACCATCCAACATATAATCCACAAGGCGCATATGAGATGTTAAAGGTTGATGATTATGAAACAATACTGTTAAGAAGATCAGATAATAGGGAATTTGCAATTCCTACTGAATCCTTAATTAAATTGTAAGATATTATTTTGGTATGGATTCTGAAATAGAAAAATTATTTGGGAAGGTCAGATACCTTTCCCAAGAGGATGACAAAAGCGATAATGAAAAGCGTAAGGTTGTCCCTCCTGATACTGCGTTTGCTTTACCAAGATATATTAGGGCTAGACAAAGAAAATTAGCAAACGCTCCTCTTATTAAGAAGCGACCTTCTGATCCCATCAAACAATTTATTGCTGGTACTATTCCTGATTGGTCTGCTGGACTTGCTGGATTACTTGGTATGGGTGGTGCTGCAATAGAAGCTTCATCTAAGCAACCTGAACCAGAATTTGATGAAAAGACTCAAACATTTAAAACTCCAGTAGAATATGTAGGACATCCAGCATCGGCTGATCACAGAGAAAAAACATGGGTAGACAGATACGATGAAGCATCGAAAGAAGGAGTTGATGCTGCACTAATAAAAGCAGGAAAAGCTATTCAAGCTGGAGCGAATAAAGCTTTGGGCATAGAAATGCCTGTATCTTCTGAAGATAAAGCAGCTAGAATTTTTGGTAACTTTCTTCCTGTTTCAGCGGCTCCTTTAACAAATTTAGGTACTGCTGGAAATATTCTTAAGGGCGTAGGGTATGTTGCTACTCCTCTTGTTCAAGGTGGCAAGGGATTTGGAAAGAGAGCAGCAGGGCAAGTTGGTATTGGTTATGGCCTTGATTATGGACTTAGTAAAGCTACAGATACTCCTACCATATTTTCAGAAGAAGCTCTTGCAGGAGTAAAAAAGTTACCAGAACAGCCAGACAAGAAACCAGATGCTGTAGCAGATAGTTCTCATCTAGATCCTGAAACAATATTTTCTAATGTTCGTTATATAAATGATGGACAAGTAGGAAATTATTTAGTTGGAGGAAGAACACTTACCTCTGGGGAAGAGCTTTCTATTAGTGAGCAGAATGCAATACTCAGAGAGTATGATGAAAAAGTACAACGGGAACAAGATTGGGAAGATGTAAAAGATCTTGGATATATTATTGGTGCATCATTACTTACTGCTGCATCTGCTGCTTATTATGTTCGTACAGGAAGAGGTAAGGGTACTACGATTGCTGGAACGGACGATCAATCAAGTGCAAGTTTTTTAACTGAACGTCATTTAGATAAAGCTACTGCAATTAGTGATTCACTTAGAGCTATAGGTGTTCATCCAGAAACTATCGCAAAGGTAGTATCAAATGCTCATGTAGATAGTACAGGGGTAGCTAGGAACTGGTTAAGAACAGGAACTTTTGGACAAAACTTTATTCCTCGAAACGGAAAAAAATCATATTCTCCTATGGAACTCAGAGCGAGATTTGGAAAATTAAAAAAGGATGAGAAGAACCTATTTACAGAAGCGATGAATGCATTAGCAGAGAAAGTTGCAAGAAAAGGGAAGCCAGAAGATCCTGCCGAATTGTGGAAAAAAGGTAAACGGCCTTCTACAGAACTGGATAAGATAATAGCCGAGGCAGATAATAATCCACTTGTTGCTAAATTAATGAAAGATATCCATGAAACGTATGATAATTTATTAGATTATGCTGTTCATAGAGGAGTTCATACTCCCGGAAAGCATGGAAGTGCTGAAGCTTTTAGACAATCTAATACTGTTGATGGACGGTTAGCATATATGCATGTGCATGATAAAGCCGAACACCAGTTTATGAGAAAACTTTCTAGGACGCTTTTAGGAGTACATAGCACCCAAGGAAAAGATGCTAGTTTATTATCAGTATATGGAAAAAGAAGTGATGATATAAACTTTAATAAAACACTAGATGTCTTTGATTCTCTAGAAAGATATGGTGTTGCTGTAATAAAAGATTCAAACGAACAGAGCTTCAAAGGAAACATACTAGACAAGTTAGCTGGAATTCATAGAGAAGGCTTTAATGCTGTTTCAGGGGCTGCTGGAAATGTTTCTAGGACAAAGATGAATGATGCTATCACTGATAGTCCTACTGCGAGAGATACTGTTTATCTAGGAAAATCAACAGATCTATCTAATATTGACTCTCTTCCTTTTGTTCCGTTTACAGGAGATAAAGCATCAAAAAGAATGGTCGAAGGTTTTTCTGGCACTGTTGAAGATTTAAAAGCTAAGTTTCCCGGAGATATTATTACTGTCCATCAGGGAGGAGAGATTAGAGCTTATTATGTTCCTGATAAGGGATTGAAAGCGGCATTAGATTTAAGTCCACAAATTACTAATGCTGTTTTGCAAGCAGCAAATCACCAGAAAAATGTAATGACTAGATTTACTACTGGTAATCTTTCTTTGTTCGCCCCAACATCGGGTATATATTCCGCAGGGCAGACAGCTATAAACACTTTTGCTAGAGATGGTGTTTGGCGTGGAATGACATCTCCATTTGCTTCTATAACTGGTACTGGACGATTATTTTTTGTTAATGCTGCTGGTGATTTATCTAAGTACTTAGCCAATAGGATTGGAGTTCACGCTGGCATAGAAGGAATTTCTCCTACAGCATTACAAAAGCTTCAAGCTAGACTTGAACATTCATTTATAAACAGTGCTATTTCCAGAGCAAAATCAGAAGCAGGAAGAATGGCTCCTACTTCTTTCTCTCAAATAAGTGGTGATACAATGCCAGAAATAATGGAAGGTATTGTAAAGGGACCAATAGCTAAGTTCCTTGGTGATCAACATGAAATAGCTTTGATGGGCAATCTTTGGAATACTTTAACTAATGCTTTCCATGAGGGACCAGCTTATGGAGCATATTTAAGAGCATTAGGTGATGAGATAATAGCAGTAGAAGAGGCAGGAAAAAAATTAACTCCTAAAGCTATGTCACAAATACAACGTGATGCTGTTGATAAAGCTAAATTAGTTTCTGGAGACATGAGAAAAATAGGAGCATCGGGAGCCACGAAAGTTTTTAATCAGACATTTCCATTTGGGTCGGCAATGTTACAGTCTTGGAATAGTATGGGAGCCGCAGCTAAAAAGCATCCAGTAAAATTCTTTGCTGGCACAGCAGCTTTGATTGGGATGCCAACAGTAAGTGAAATGATATGGAACAAACATGTCCATGAAGGATCAGTAGATGCGAATGGAGATCCTATAACATTTCCAGATCCCCACGATCCAAACAAGAAGTGGACGTATCAAGATTACCTTTATAATAAGTATACTACAGAACAACGAGCAAATAACTTTATTTATTTTGTTCCCGGATGGCATCCTAAAGATGCAATTATTCTTCCAGTAGCTCCTGAATGGTCATTGTATAAAGGAGCAGTTATGGATGGTATGGATGCTGTATTTAACTTTTCCGATGTTGGAAACATTAAAATGGCAAAAGGAGTTGAAAGGGAACACTGGAAGGCAGGGTTAGCAAAAGTTACTGATGTAGCATTACCTCCTTCTCTTAGTTTAATAGGATCATTAACAGGGGCTGACATTCAATTAGGATTAGCAGTAGAGCAAAAAATAGATCCTGATGATCCGGGAAGTGATGTTAGTGTTTTGCGTACTAATCCGTTTATGAGAGGAGAGCGTTTAACATCTAGAACAGGTAAGGGCCAGTATGTAGGTAGTCATCACGAAAGATTTTTTAGTCAAGCAGTACAAGATATATTCGGATGGGCAGGAGGCCAGTACTTATTAGTAAACGAAGCATACCAAGCTGGAGCAGATCCTAAAGGTGGGGGAAATTTTGAAAGAGGATTAAGCATGGCCCTTGATCAATCAAAAGTAGGGGCCAAGTCTGCAATGCGCTATCTAAATCCATTGTGGGGAGGAACACAAAGACCAAAAAGATGGGATGAAATAGGTAAAAATGTCTATTCTGCAACAAAGGTATTAGAGAATTTATCTACCAATTTTAAAAATACGTTGAAGGCTGGAGGAATAGCCCATGTGGATGGTGATCTTGTAAAAGGAAATTCTGTATTAAGAACTTTATCAGATGATCCAGCGTTTTTAATAGTGGCTGGCTCTGCTGCGGAGGTACTAAAGAAAGTTAAGTTGTTAGATCCAGATATTAAAAGACTAGAAAAGCATTTAAAAACTATTCCAACTTCTGCTGTTGGTCCCGGAACGCCTTGGAAAAATATCCAAGATAGGAATGACGAGTACGATTCTATAGTAACACGCATCCAAGCTTTAGACGCTAGAAAAATGGCTCTGATTAGAGGATGGGAAGATGTATTAGAAGAACAAATAACTCTTAGAGTAGGACGTAAGATCGATGTAGATCTTACAAAATTTTCTTCTAGGCCCCAAGCTCCTGCTCCAGATTCATTGTCGAAAGCACTTCGGTCAGCACCCCAAACTTCTCGATAGTTCTAGTAGCTCTATAGAATGTGCCTCTTCCCACTTTAAATATCTGAATCATTCCACACTCATGTAGTATGTTCATTAGTACTTTTAATTCTTTAACATCTACATGTCTTACTACTCGTCGTTGGAGGTCGGAATGTTTAATTCCATCTGTTCCTGATTCGATGAGGATTTCTCTGACTCTTTCGATGGCTCCACTAATTCTAGCTTTTTGCGAAAAGTCCCCTCCGAAGAGTTGATTGGCTCTAGACTTAGCTCTATTGATAATTCCAATGGCTGACGAGATGTGTCTAGCATGAAGCTCAAGTGTTCCGTCATTGATGGAAAGAGTTGAGGCGAGTCGTAGGACATGATCATCCTCTCTAGCTTCAAAGCTAGATAAGAAAGGATCAACATGATTGGCTCTACGGTTATACCAATTCCTAAATTTTCGGAGTCCTCCTTCTGATATTCGTATTGCTCCCTCATCTCTTGCAGCTTCTGTTGTCTTCTTGAAGAGGCATTTGAGATTGGTTGTTGATCCTTCTCTTCTTCTTTCGGGCCACGCAATAGCTCGTTTTCTATTATCATCAACAACAAAGATAACTCTGCTAGTAAACCCTCCTTCGATAACTGTTGGATTGATTGCCGTGACAAGCCATGAAGGTGTAGATGCTGAGATAAACGAGACATAGACATTTTTATGTATTAACTCCCCACTCTTTAAGGTTCCCGGAATGCGCCTAACTTCGTGACAGTCATATAGATCTGTCAAAAGTCCCGGCATTGTACTCATGTATCCTTCTTTTCCAAGGATTGTAACGAGTTCACTAACTGCGAAATGCGCTCTAGCAGTTCCGCTTTCTGTTGTTCGTTCATGGAGCAGAAGTTCAAGACTTTCTGGGCTTGTTCTCCCGGTAAGTAAGGGATAAGACTCCTTAACAACATTTGATATGCTGCTAATAGCTGTAGACTTTCTAGTAACCCCCGCTTCAGCAGCCAGAATAATATACCAATTATGATAAACTGGACTATTAGGGCGATCCACATATACGTCACGACCAACTCCTGTTCCTAATGCCCATACTCCACACCAGAAATCATAAGACTCTGCTGTTTCTACTACGGACATGTACTTCATATATTGTCCTATAAATGAGTCTTCTGGAACTATCTTTTTGTAGTTCATGCTACATCTTTCAATGTAGACCAGCGATGAATTCCTTTCTCATCTGGCTTGGATTGTTTGAAGTCTGTGAAAATAGTAACTGGTTGTCCTCGTATTATAATAGGTTCTTCAGCATGTTTTCGCATGATGCTTTGTACTAGTTTGGCTTTGCTAGGTTTATGTATAGCTATCAATGCATCGTGAACATTCAATAACATCCTAGCATCTTCAGGCCATTCAGGATCTTCGTGACATTTATATATAACACTCGCTACTTTATCCCCAATCGTAGACTGAGGAACAAATGCGATAACACTATCAAAACTTTCTTCTGTTAATCGTTCTATCCATATAAGTCTTCTACCTAATGGAGTGAACAACATCTTATCATCTTTGACTGTGTTAATAGTCTTTCGCCATCCTTCTTGTATTTCTGGAAATGCTCTATGGTAAGAAGAGAATGCTTCATACGCTTGTTGCATTGGTATGTTACATACTTCTGCTAACTTAGGAGCTTGCATCCTATAGTTAAGACCATGAACACATCGTTTACCTAAGTAACGCATAGTTGGTTGGAGGTTATCATCCCAATCACCACCAGGAATTTCTTCGTAAGGTAACTTAAATATCCTTGAAGCATTTCCTCGGTGAACATCGAATCCATCTTCTGTTTCAGCCCTAGTAAAGTTTTCTATAAGTCCTTGAACATTCCAGATGTAAGCTACTACCTTTGCTTCTGCTTGTCGTAAGTCAAAGTAACTAAGCATGTAACCATCATCTGCTATGAACATTGGATAAGCCCGATGCGGTTGGTTCTGGAGATTCATTCCTGATCCCCATAATGTTTTGCTAGAACTTAATCTTCCCGGAGCAGATTGAACTCCGAACTGTTTGTATTCGCATCTGATTCTATGATCAGGATCTACTTGCATGGTGGCATAGGTACTATAAAACTTATGCTCTCTTAGATACTCATCTAATGTAACAAGCATTTGTTTTTGTTCTGGAGTTGTCCTTGCATGATCTTGCATACGTTGTCGGTTATCTTTGTTGGTACTACTACCTCGTCCGACAAGTCCAAGATAGGAAAAGAATAACTCACTAAGTTGTCGTGGGGATTTTGGATTGGGTCTGAAACTAGGATCGCCAGTAAGATCTGTTACTTGTTTATGAAAGTGTCCAAGCTTTTCATCTAGCTCTTGTTTCAGTGATTTGGATATTTCTTCTTTGAGTGATATATCAGCACGAACTCCTCCTACTTGCATCTTAACTAAGTGTGGTTGCAAGCGCATGACATGGTTAAAGAAGAAGTCTTCAAGGTTTTGTTGTTTTAATTCTTTTAGAAGTGCGGCATGACAAGCCCAAGTGATACAACAATCTTTAACATTATATTCCCAAAACTCATCTATGTTTCCTCCTTCTCGCCAAGTCTTTCCATCATCTTTGTAGTATGGATGGTCAGTATATTGTGCGGTAAGGTATCCTAAGTTATGAGGCATCCTTGGATATAGTGTATGGTGTGCTAATAAAGTATCGAACCATACATTAGGAACGTGAATTCTATCTTTGTACCATAGCCATCCACAATCAAACGATCCATTTTGTGCTATGAGTTTGGATCTTGGATCAGATAGTAATCGTTGTATTCTTTCACGGAGCAATCCTTCTTCAGTAGTGCTATATCTGTTTGTTCTAGCATCTCTAAAATTGATTGATATACCATCTGTTGAGTTATTTGCGAATCCGATACAGGCGGTTTCATTGGCGATAATTTCGATATCGAACGCGATTGGTTGATCGCTACTACTAAGCTCTCCGAGATATCGCATAGCGTCATCGAAAGTAGGGTTAATTGTTGGAGTAATTCTGTGTGTTCTGAATTGTCCATCTAACACTCTCCTTAATTTAGCCAGATCAAATTTGAACATAGGTTCTAGTGCTAGATTGCGTAGGATATGTGCAGGGTTGTTAGTAATTACAGCTTTTACATTTCGTCTTTGTCTTCCCACAACACAATCGACAACTGATCCCCTCCACTTAGTAATTTTTGTTTCCCCGACAAGAGCATGTAAGGCGTAATTGCCGAGGACGAGAACATATTTGAGGTTCGGTAAATTATCCAGTTCCCAATCCAATAACCCTTCCCAATGTTCAAGTTCAATTTTCTTAACAGGAGATTTAGCATCAGCTTTAGAGCTAAGTGATACTTGTTTCTTAACCACATTCGTAACATAACAATCCTTTCTTGATATATCGAATGTCCTAAGAATATCCCATAACATTCTACCGCTACCGCCAACTAGTGGCATTTTCATTTTAGCTTCATGTTCTCCGGGAGCTTCCCCTATTATACATATCTCTGCGTTTACATCTCCAGATCCAAGACAGTCTACTTGTAATTGACATGACTTAGCTCTAGTAGTGAACTCTCTCATTAGCCATGCTTCAGTGACTTCGGACATTAGCCTATTCTCCAAATTCTTACTTTATCACCTTCAGTACGAGTTGCTAATTTTATTCCTATAAGTGCAGCCGTTGAGAATAATGCACTTCTTAATGATGATTTTGATTTGTTATGCGCTGCTTGATCAATTAAGACACTATCTCCAACCTCTAATTCTATTAGCATGGTTCTCCATTTTCCTCCTTTAGGTATAGGAAAATTCTTTTCTATTTTAAACTCTTCGTTCTCCATTATTGCTCTCCTCTTGTATCTTTTTGCCTAGACGAGCATAACCTTCGATGTCATCCCAATGATCAGGACTATAAGATCCACAAAGGATACGAGCTATTTTGTGTAGGATATTTATGATGGCAAAGTCATGTGCTATAAGTGCCTCCTCTTTTGATTTAGCATGATTAGCAACGACATTTATTAATTGTATTCCTACATTAAATGTTTCAGCAGCAGGGCCATGAGTCTGTTCACGTTTACTTAGTAACTCGTCTGTTTTATCTGACATTATTTATCTCCCTTTTTATATAGACTTGAATTAATAGAAGACGCATCAGAGATCACTGTTACATGAGTCCTTGCCCTACTAATTCCAGTGTAAAAGTTCTTTCGGTTTAACAGATATGATCTAGATTTATTCATTACATAGCAGACTCTATTGTATTCACTTCCCTGTGCTTTATGGGTTGTGATTACATATGCTAGATCTAAATCCTTTTGGGGATTCATGTAATAGGTTCCATGTCTTCCTGCCATTTCTAATGACACTGGAATGCCTATTTCTTTGTCTCCAAAGTTTATCACGATAGATCCATCGTCTAGGAATCTATCTACTATTCCTGTTTCCCCATTGAAGATTTCCAAGGGATAGTTATTGACAGTAAAGATTACTTTGTCGCCAATATATATCCTCTGTTCTTCTACGTTACTCCATTTATGACGTTCAATGATTCTATAGTTGGCATCAGTTGGTTGGAGTAACTGTTGGATAGCAGCATTTAAGGCTTCAGTTCCTACCCATCCAGCTTTTGTTGGAGATATGATTTGGTTTTCAACAGTTCCGTAATCTATTTCTTCGGTGATGTTGTCTTGGATAAAGTCTAATACAGTTTGTACTGGTTCATTGGTTATCTTTATTTCAAAGTCTTCTGTTCTAGTTGGCATGTTACCTGAAATGATACGACGACCATTCAGGATGATGTTTGATCCTTCTGCTTGTCGATGGATAGTTTCTAATCTTATTCCATCGAACTTATCTAACATTTTTAAGAAAGATGAGGGCTGTGCTTGCAACCTTTTGTTGTTTTCAATCGGCTGAAGCTGGTTAGCATCCCCAAACATACGAATAACACCGCCATTGGGAAGAGAATCAAGAAGATTGCGATGCACCTCAAGATTAACCATAGCATACTCGTCACAAAGGACGACCATATATTCAATCGGGTTGTTACGATCTCGTTTAGGGTCAGTTGATACGAGTGCTTTTCCTGTTTTCTCATCTCTTTCTCCCGGATGAGGATATTCTAATAGCCTATGAATCGTATAAGCTTCAATTCCTGTTGCCTCTGTGATTCTTTTAGCTGCTTTACCAGTAGGAGCGCAGAGAACCACCCGCCTACCTTGCTTATATAATGTGCGGTAGACGTTTTGTAGAATAGTAGTCTTACCAGTACCAGCAGCACCTGTAACGGCAACAATTCTACGCTTAGAATCACAACACGCATCAATCGCTTCGCGCTGTGTAACATCTAATTCAAGCTCCTCTTCGTACTCCATTTTCTTTAATGCTGTCATCTGTTTCTCCAATAGATATGGCTGTAGATTCCATATCCCTATGTTCTTTTAGCTTTTGGGCTACTTGAACGGAACACCATCTACAGAACATTGCTAACGATAAGTTTAGCTTGGAGGCTTCATAAGCTATCGCGTTATACTCTTTGTCAGTACAACGGATTCTTAAGTTGCCGCCTTTTCTTCCTGTGGAATTTGGTCCGAAGCCTTGTGGTATTTCACTTGGAGTTGGTATTGCTATTTTGAGTGGAGGTTCGTATGCCATTTGGATTCCTAGCTATGAATCTTATGTGAGAAATTGCTGTTACTTTTTCATTTCTTATACAAGGATATAGAACATCTTCACTATGTATTCTACTAAGCCCACAATGGATACAGTAATCACTTACTAAATTCCATTCATGCTTATGTTCCTTCTTGTTATTTTTAGGCATACCACACATTCCTTTGTGTGTCAATAGAAAGGTGGGGAGAGGCCGGAGGTTCAATCTGTACCTCTCCCCTAATCTCTCAATCAGTATCGCTCTAATCGAGAGATATCTTTTTTCACACCTTAAGCGAGTGCAATTCTTTTATAGAAGCATCCTTTTGGAAGCGTTCCTGCATCTAAAGCCTCTAGTACGGCTTCAGCATTTTTCTCTACGCGATGGATCGTAACATTCTCTTTAGTTAGATCCATTATATTACCGTTTCCATCTTCTACGGACATAATTGCGTAGACAGGTTTAGCTGTTCTTGTGAACTTTGGCTTACTGGCTTTATTTTCTACTGCCATTTGCCTCTCCTTTTATATTTAATGTAGGTGGGAGGTAGGCCCATGAGGTGAAACCTACCTCCCTTCACACTTTGTAATTAGGAGCGATCTTAATTACGCCGCATGAACTCGATTGATCACGGCGCGTGTAACACCTTCATAGGTGTCATGTACGACTTCCAGTGCTGCTTCCATACCTACCCATTCGGAAACATCAACCGACTTGCTAAGTGGCGCACCAATTGCTTCGATGAACCGCTTAGTTCCATACCGAGCTTGGGGATTATCCTCAAGTCCGACTCGACGATAGATAAGAGTTAATCCATCGTCAGAACCATCTTTATAATCAGCAGGGAATTGGTCCGCGCTAATATGAAAGCTTACGGCAGCATACCGAGTGCCACGCTGAGATTCTTTAACTTCAGCATTACGCACTACCCCGGTATAAGATCCAGCCGGAAGTGGTTCTGGGGCATCTTGATTCTTAAGATCTACACTGAATTCAACGATGCTTGCTAGTTCTTCAGACATGTATGTTCTCCTTTATTGTCTGTTTTATTGTGGAACTGGTAATTATAGTGGCATCCTAACTGCTAGTCCAGCCCCTGTATCTAGTAGTTAGTATTAGTAGACACACTATATATAGTTGTGTGTCAGGGTAGGTTGATTTTCTTTCCGTTTCCATCTACCCATCTTTCATACCAATCAGTTATTCCCTCCCCCTTCCATGATTCGGGATCGAAATTCCATGTGAAGTCACTATCTCCACTAGAAATAAACATCCGAGATTTCATAGGCTTGCGAAGGCGCGAAGAACGTATAGTTATTTTTCTATTCTTCCCGGTATCTTCAAGATGCCAAACTTCAGACAACTTGATTGGTATTTCAGACTGCATTTTACCACCGACAAGGATTGAAACCATTATGGCTCCTGTTAGTTCATCTTTAGCCGGGGCATCTTCATGTGCTATGAAGATTACATGTTTATTGGCTGCGCCAGTTGCTTTAACTACTGACATAATTCCTTGCATGGTATAACTGTTCCGTCTTCCGTATCCTTGGAGTGTTGGCATTTCCATAGTTGCTCCTCGGACTTCTGTTATTCCATGTTTCAGTGACATCTCGTTAAATGATGTTACTGAATCAAATACAACAGTTTGGATGTCAGGATTTTCTTCTAGAATCTGTTTAATCCCTCCAGCATTTTCATGTTTGAATGTTACGACTTTATTAGGATTTTCCATGCTGAAATCGGCTATGTAGATTCCATCTTGATCCATTAGGGACGAAGTACCATCGGGATCAAAGTTTACCCATAGAATAGGTCTAGGAGCTGTAGCAGCTAGTGTTGTTTTACCAGCACCAGATGGTCCCCAAATAATCATACTCATTCTACGGACTTGTGTTTTGGGAGTAGTAACTTCAATTGTTCCCAGAGTCATCTTGCTCATATACTACTGTCTCCTTTCTTATTGTTGTTATTTCTGTTGTTTCCGCAGAAAGGCTTTTACCACAGAAATCTTTAGCTTCTTGATATGTACTAAAGGGTCCATAGAAGGATAGACCTTTACTGATCTGTCCTCTTATTACGATAAAAGCTTCATTAACTATTATGCTTAATCGTGTAGAGGACTCCATTCATCTATATCCATTTCTTCAATGATTTGTTTCTTTTCATTTACACTTTCAGCAGCGCAGAATGGAAGAAATGAGCAGCTACGAAAATATCTATTGCAGCTATGTGTATACATGGGAGCGTCAACTACATTGTTTCTCCATTGTTGTTCTGTTTCAACGGATGTAACAAACCAGTTCGCCCACTTCTCAAATAAGATAGAACTTCTTGGTACTAGTTCTTTTCTTATTCCTTCGGCTGGTACTTTACCTATTGGGATTCTCATTCCAGATACTAATGCATGTAAGCAAGAGATGTTTGTGAATGTAGCTGCTGCTATACAGTATCCAGTGATTTGATGAGATAGTATCCATTGAGCTAACCAGCTATCATCTAATCGTGCGCCAGTTTTATTTTCGATTACAATTAGTTTATCTTTGTTCCAATGTAATCCATCTAATTTACCAGTGAATCTACATTCTATTGTTTTAGATGTTAAGTTATTGCCATCAATTGCTATTGGAAACATGGCATTGTCCCATTCAATACTTACAACAATATCGAATGGAATTTCTATTCCGATATCAGAGTTGGGATCTTCTGGGTTGCGTTCCCAGATAGGATATCGTTCCATATCATAAGCATCTATATAAGCTATGATGCTTTCTGAGATGTTTGAGAGGGTTCGTCTACTATCTCCAATGTCGTCGTAGAAGTCTGTTGATTCAATTGATTCGATTGCGAAGTTGATAGCGTTGGTTCTATGTGTAGCGGTTTCAGATAGAACACTGCATAGACGTTGATACCTATCATTTCCAAAAAGACGTATGCCAGCGGCCTTTGCGATATCTCGTTGAGTTTCGCTCTTAGCTTGAAAGTATTTGTACTGGTATAAGCGTATAGCCGCAAAAGCTTCATGTGAAGCTGATCCAGCTTCCAATGCCATAGCCCTTGCTTCTCCCGGCATCTTCTTGTGATGCGAGTACCTAAGTATACCCCATGTTGGGCAAGTATTGACTGCACTAAGTTTAGTGTGATCATAAGCCGGTAAATGAGAATCTTCATTGGTAGCCATCCTTGTATTTAGATCTTTTAGCTTGAAGAAGTTGCTCATTAGTTTTGCCTTTGCTTCTTTATTTCATCTACAGCATTAGTAGCTGCTTCAGTAGTTGCTCCAAGTTGCATTAAGATATCTGATAACTGGTTCAACATCTCAGCTAAAGTTTGTATCTCTTGTTGTTGTGCTGATAACGATTCCGCTATCGCGCACATACAGTTGACTAGTTTAGGTTCGTAGTCATGCTGCAATGCTTCTCGTATTTCTCTTGCTCTCATTTGGTTTTTCCTCCTCTTTTTTGTCTAAGAAATCTGTTCTTTCATAAGCTTCCGCAGCTTGTTTTATTTTTGGATTCCTTCGTAAAAACTCAGGGATATCCAGCAAACTATTATTGTCACTCATCAGGAGTTACATCCTTTCCTATTCGGTTTATTTGAATGTTTTCTGGTACGCCACGCCCTCGTATCACATCGTCCCGTACCCACAGCAACATCGCTCTGCGTTGTCTAAGATCAGCAAGGTCCATCTTTCTTACTGACTCAGCTATAGCCCGTTTGCGTTTAACTGATTCTATTACTGCGTTGTTAGCCGTAATGGCTTGTTGAACTACATTTATTAGCCATTCACGGCTATGAATAATTACTGGTACGTCTGGGTTGTCTTTGCTGTATGTCATAATGCCTCCATTTCTAATTCCAATGCACGAAGCTTAGTATGTCGTGCTTGTAATTTATCGTAAGCTTTGTCTGCTCGTTCTAATTCTTTCGCAAACATCTCCAATTGCTTTTCCCATTGTTTCTCTAGTCCTTCTTTACGGGCTTCAGCTTGCATCAGAGATAGTTCTTCATAAACTTTAACGGGCTTAAGTCTACGTTCCCGTATCCCAACAAGTAACACCTCCCTTTCTTCTGGTGACATTTCTTTTAGGGATGCTAAAGCAATTGGAGTGTCTGCTTTCATTAGTCCACCTCTATTATATAGTACACATTTCCACGCTTCTCTTTAGTGGCGTTTTCCACCGCCTTATCAACGACAGCTTTTTCCACCCCCAACCGAGCCAGTTGAGTTAATAAGTCTGTTGTATTAACTTGAGTACTATTTTTATTTTGGCGTTTAGAGAATTTGATACCATTAGCATGGTATAGTTCTTGTGTAGTTCCCGGTATTGGCTCCGGGTTAATTCCCATTTTGTTTAAAGTGTCATCTAATCCTTTCTTGGACTCATCAAACTCTTTCTTTATATAAGAGTTCTGTGCCGATAATACTTCATGCCTTGCCAGCCTATAGAATATATCAAATGCCTGATCAGCTTCTTCGTTATTTTCTATGGGATCTAATTGGACTTTAGCGGTGGCGGAATCTAATACTTCTTTTGTATTAGTTTTTAGATTTGATACGGCATCATTTATTGCCATCATCATTTGTTTGGTATCCATGATCCCCTCACTTATACATTGGAAGGGATAGTTTGTTTAGTCCTTCATCTTCTAGATGACGATTAACTGCTATTTGTGCTGATTTAAATAGGCTGTTGGATGATACCCAAGAATCGAATTGTACTCTTGCTTCAAATGTAACATCGAGATTGTTTCCAGATCTATATTCTGTGCAGATTCTTAGTTCTATGTTTTCTCCATCCAATGCAGACTCCATATATTGTACTGCTTGGATAAACATTTTAGATATATCATTCTGGATATCTTCTGTTGTTCTATCTGGTTCATTGAGTTCCATTGGTTGTGATTCTTTTTCTTCTAAGCTATCAGCAACTAATTCAAGATCATTAGTATCAAATGTAGATTCAAAAGGTTCTTGTCCTTCTATACCAAATCCTTCTTTACATAATGTTATACCTGAAGAGTCACTATCTTCTTCTACAATCATAATTTTTCCATCACCTTCTTCAGTGATTCGGCGCACAAGATTTCCTTTAGTAAACATAGTTCTCCCCTTTCATTGGGCTTAAGCTGCTACTTGTTGAAATTCGTCCGTGTTTAACCAGCTACGGACTTGCTGTTCTCTATTTAAGAGAGTAGTCGCTCGGTGATCCGATTCAGTCTCTCTAATACGGAACTCACCGTCATCTGTGGATGCGTAGTATGTAGCTGCCGAATACAAAGCCCACACTGTTCTGCCGTGAGATCCAATTTCGATTTGGAACTGTCGCATGAGTTGTGACACTCGACGGTCGGAAATATTCGGCATCGCCTTATAACATTGTTCTGCGTCTTCATCTGATATTTCCTTGCCTACCCAGTGCTTCCATTGTTCTGCTTGCTTGTAAAATATTTCTATTGATTTTCTTAGTCTGTCTGTGAGGTTAGGAATTGTTAATCCTTTTGTGTGTTTCCTAGTGATCATATCATATGATCCTGTGACCATTCCATTCGTACAGAAAAAGTCGATAGCTCCGTGGTAAAACTTGAAGCTTGATGAACCATCATACCCATTAACAGTGATAGCTCGAAAGCTGACGGAGCTTCTGTCTGAGTTGATATCTGCCTTGATGTTTGGGAATATGTAATCTCTGACAGATTTAGCTCCCAAATGTGAGATTCTATCTCGTCGCTGTACTCCATGAAGTTCTTCCCTTGATAGGGTCTGCATGAAGACATCTTCTACTGCTTCGCCCCACGTTTTGTTCTTTAATAATGTATAATTAGATCCAACAGTACCAATGCTAATGGGTTTATTGTCCCACATGCGTACTATATGTTTATGATTAGGATCTAAGTAATATTTATCTTCATTTCCTTTGAAATAAGCAGGTCTTTCCCACACATCAAAGTATAATGGAGAATCTTCAGAGAATGCTTCAGGTTTATTAGCGTTTAGTTGTACTATGTTATTCACTTTTTCCTCCTTAACCTTTATTGGTTAATAGAACTCTTTTACCACAAAAACCGTTGTGTGTCAAACACAAAAAATCCCCTGCGAATGGGGGTACGCAGGGGGTTAAGTGGTTCACTGGGAGAACAGAAAAACTAGTAAACTAATACAGGTTACTCTGTTCTCTTGTTGTGGTCAAGTTCTTCGTCCAGTGCTGATGCTAGATACAGTTTCTCTAGATATACCATATAGTTCAGCTATTTCTGATTGTGTTTTTCCTTGTTCTATTAGTTTCTTAATAGCTTTAACTACTATCTTTGGTAGTCCATGACGTTCTCGTTCTTTCATGTCATTCATATTATCTTGGTGATCACCCCATACAAGATGGTAAGGATTACAACAAATAGGGTTGTCGCAATTATGCCTTGCGATACGATCTTCTTGCGCTTCTCCCGTTGTTGCCTCAAGGACGATTGCATACGATGGACGCCGTAATCCATTAATAGTGAAGTATGGACGTCCATCTTTTGGATTGAGTCTTCCTTTCCATTCCCAACATTCATCTTTGTTGCCTCCATGCATGTTAATATGTTTGAAGATGTCTTTAGGTTTGTTAGGCATTTTCGGCATCTGTTTGTTCACGCATCATAAATATTCTAGCTGGAATTACTTTAGTAGTATTACAAATACCACAACATCTTCCATTTGATAACGGTTCGGCATTGTGTCCTTCATCCCAATATACTACGCCATCTGGGGATTTAAATTTTTCTATTTCCCCATCGCATAATGAACATTTCATTGTCCTCTCCTATTTATTAATAATATCGAATATAGACTCAGTACCATCTTCATGCCAAGTTATGCGTTGAACAGTACCATCATAGTTTAGTTGTATGAATGTTCCTAATGTGAAGTCACCATTAGCTGTTAGCCAAATCCTCCAACATGTAGCTGGCCCCATATATGTTTGTTTAACAAAATTATCTACCCGTAGCTGTTTTATATTGCTTGCTAAAGGTATTCTCATAGGGGTCTTGTAGGTCATAATAATCTCTCATAAAACGCTGAGACTAGGGTGCAAATACCACCGAGAATAAAAAATGAGAGATAGCGTATTGATGCTATCTCTCATTCTTATTTAAGATAAGTAGATCGGGGATAAGGCTGTTAGATTCAGTACTCACTTATATCACCTTATCCCCTATCATATAACTAGTGATCAGTTAGTTATACGAATTAGCTTGCTCGTCGCATTGATTCCATCTTCTGCTTACTCTTAGTCTTGATAGCAGAATATGATAGTTGTTGTGGCTGCAATATAGAGCTTAATAGATCATGCGCTCGCACATGCACTACAAATATGATTGCCGCAGTACGCATCCTTGTTCTGATCTCTTCGATGAATGTTTGTTGATCATCTTTAACTTGATCAAATGGTATTTCATCATTGATATGAGGATCTTCCTCATTAGTAGCTCCGAACCATGAATCTTTGGTATATGATTCACCTATGATTCCATTACTTTCCATGCGACGTAGCTTATCTTCAGCATTAGGAAGTAATGTTCCTCCTAGAAATTCTAATTGGCGTTCCATTGCACCTGCCATTCCAAAGTGTGCTTGCCTAGTCAGCCACTTGTCATTGCATAATATAGCAGATGCTTCTACTAAGTCTTTAGCTGCCAAGAATTCTTCATCGTCTTGTTCAACTACTAAATCACTTAGATATGCATTAAGATTCCACATGTCTTGCTCTCCTTTGTGTCCATTGTTTTGTTATGTCTTTGATATTTCTTTCGTTGTTTAAGATGCGATGATCTTCTGCATCTTGCTCCGTCTCTTTCATTTCTTGCGGAGTTGGTTGTCTACTATCGAATGTTAAACTTCTTGATTTTAGTTCTAGTTGTAACCAATCAGGTAGGTCATCGAATCCGACCTCATCATAGTTATATAGATAATCTTTTATTTCTCTGTCAGTCATATAAGGTATTAAAGCCATAGCATTTTCCTTACCTTCTTAACCAACAGACAGACTTTTACCACACAAACCCAAAGCTTCATTGATGTCATTGATGACGCTCTCACTTGTGATGTAAGCGTAGTGAATGATTATATGTCCTTGTTGTACTGCTATTAGAGGTACAACTATGTCTGCATTCATAAGAGTTTCTAATACTCCTTCATTCTCTGAATAGTTCTTGATTGCTACTACTCGATGAGGTTGAGGATCATCATCGAATAGTGCGAATGGAATATCTTCTTGTGGTATATTGATCGTAGCTTTAGCGATGGGTGCTGAATCTTCTGCCCCTCGTAACATGATGGCTGGAGATTTATCTTGATAGATAGTTCCATAAGCCATGATAGATCCACGATCATACCGCATTTGATTCTGTTCTTCTGATATATAACTAGGCATCTTACCGTTCTCCTGTCATTTCCATTGCAGTAGCTAGACAACACTTTAAAGATCCATAACCGTGTACAGATACTCTTCTTATCATCCATTCTTTAGCTTTATAAACTGGAATAGATCTGTCTTTAGCTATTGATTCCATCATTGCTGTTCCTCTACCACCGGGGAATGCAATTACCAGATCTGGCTTACCTTCATTAGCCATTTGTACATTGCGTAGATATCCAGCGCGTCTGCCGTATCTATTCCAATCAGCATGATAGACTTCCCGATCTATTCCGCTAACCAATGCCCATGCACCAGCTAATCTATCAGCACCTCTTGCTCCACCTTCAATGATGCAACTGATGTTCAAGTCTTCATGTACTTGATCTAATATTTCTCGGAGTGTACTCGCATCATTAAAGTCTCTTCCTCCGCATACTAATACTCTTACACTTTGATCATACATATTAACCTCCATCTCTTATTTCCATTAACAACTTACCAAGCATATTCTTTCCTACTCCATTACATCTTCCCCAATACCGATCTCCCCAATGATTATCTTCAACGATTTCACCTTTCACGGCTTTTAATTTATTTAATAATTCAGGGTCTGAGAATTTACTTTCCAAGATGCTTTTCATCACATCAACTTTTACTTCATGCCAATCACTTCTTAATTTAACTCTCCTTCCACGCTTCTTAGCTTCAAATCCATTTAAGAATTCAAAGCCTTTCTTTTCATTATCATCAGCGCATTTCATCATCTGAAATACACTTTCAACGCTCTTATAAGAACCTTCCTCATAACAAATATTACAAGGATACATATTACTTAAGAAATAATATTCATTTCTAAATATCATATTAACTCCTTACTATTTATTACAACAACTACACTGCACACACCGGCCAGACCTAAGAAGCGTAGTAACAAGCTATCAACACGGCACAGACTAATGGTGCTAACACACTGAATAACATGGTATTCTTGTCCTAACTGTTGATATTGATACGTTTATACAGGATAGTATGATTTAACTAAGTGTTTGATAATGTTGAATGGTGAGTTTTTGATTACTATGCCACACTAATGCGCCTTATATGACGTTATGTGTGCTTAAGTGTGCATATAACGCTGTAAGATGACACACATACTGAGACTAGGGAGCATGTACCGATCTAAAATAAGAATTGGGAGCCAGATGCGACTCCCAATCCCCATTAGCGTTATGATGTAGCGATGAAGCGTTTCACATATTTGATATTTGATTCGCGTTCATATTCACGCTTGTTGATCTCAGCTTCAAGCTCGTATTGTCTTGTGATTGAGTTGAAGGGTGAACGGATGGCAACCGCGAGGTCACCATCCGTGTAATCAGATATTTCGTGACGCATATTATGCAAATGCCTTTGCGAGCTTGCGTCGACGTCTTGCCAATCCATGATCGTACAGAGTTCCAAGGATATGATATGGTCGAGCGTCACCAACTCGTATTGGCTGTGCTTCTGACTCATATCTCTCAGCGAAGTTCTCTGCGATCTTCTCAGCGGTGAGTGAATCCTGTGGAAGTCCCGTCATCTTGACGACTTTAGCGAAGTACTCAGGAGTTAGCTGATAATCAAAGTCGCTAGAATCCTGATATACATTAATGCTGAAGTTCTTACCGCTAGGAGATGCTACAACTTCAGTGCGTATAGCTGGCACATTAACTTTAATATCCATGATAGTTATTTACCTCATGTCTAGAATTAACTTGCTTACTGCAAGAACACCCCAATAACCGGCCAGAACTTAATTGACCGGGGAAAGGGTAACCACACGAACCTACTGAGGTCCGATAATGATAACGAGTAACGATAGTAGGTAACACGTTCCGAAGAATACGGATGCAACCGCAACGTCTATTAGTATGTCGCGTAAAGTTCTGTCTTTCATAGTTCGATCTCCTTCTGTTTAATTACTCCACCTACCGGCCAGACGTTAGTTATTTAGTACAGACGTAGACCCACCCTCCCTACTCTGAGTTAGTTGTTAAAGTAACACCCCCCGTTTTTAAAAACGTGCATTAGTTATTTAGTACGGTGTTACTAAATACAGATCAGGCATCACCCCCTTTGTAAAAATGAGGGGGCGGCTGTTAAATTCCTAAGTCCCTGTAAAATTTTTAAGACGCGATTGTGCGCTGTCAGGCAACTAGCGTTGCCTGTAATATAGTTGACGGAAGATTGTGGATATGATATTTCACAATAAGAGAGCAGGAGAATACTAACAAAAACATGACACACAAACTAGTCGCCACTAACAAAACAATTGAAAGGAAGAGTTATGGCTACAAGCACTGAATTTTGGGAGTCGTCTAGTTACGGTCCCGGAGACTCTAACGCTACTTATGAGTTCTTAAATGCTCGTTCTCCTAATAGATATCATCTAACAAGATTACTGCGTAAACGTGGTATGAGAAACTACGGAGAGATACTTAGTACACTATTAACTGATTCTTCTCCTTCTTCTACTGCTAGTGTTACTACTGCACAGATTGACCACACAGCAACTCCCGGTGGAACTAATAGCCAAGGTGGTGTTCGTACTGTTACGTCCAATGAAACTATGGATCTTACTATTAATAGTGACAAAGATGATGCAAGTGCAAACACGGCCCGTGCTGTTACGGCTGCTGATGTAACGGCAATTCAGACGGAAATCATTCCTTCTGGAAGTCGAGCTAATCGTGCGCCATCTACTTATCCCACTGATGCCGCTGGTAATGGCGGTGGTGGTAAGATGGATGCTGGACGATAAGGCAGACTAATGTTGCCACAAGGAACTGAACCGTTAGTACTAGCAGATGGTACTAAGATAAATCCTATTGATGGAAATGTCGTAACTGATATTAGTGAAGCGGTTATTGAAGTTCCTAATACACAGGACATTAAAAGGGAGATCACAGCCTCTAGAAAAAGAGTAAGTGATCTTCCTGTCCCTCCTGAACAAATGAATACTATAAGTGTTATACTTTCCTATTCGTTGTTTGGGATATCTGATGATGACATCTCTAATGTTATCTCACTACCTCTTGATCAGATTGAGAAGATAAAGAAGTCTGATGCATACGAGGAACTACAATCTCAACTTATTAAGAATATTGTAGAATCGGATTTGTCTGACGTGCGTGGAATGTTCGTTCAACAAAGTCATGGCGCAGCACAAGTTATGTTTAGTGCTATGAACAATGAAGAACATGGTATAGTAACCAGAATGGCAGCAGCCAAAGATGTACTAGACCGCGCAGGGCAACGTCCTGTTGATGTTGTGGAACATAGACACAAGATGGAAGGTGGTCTTACTATTGAATATGTAGAGAAGAAAGACGACATTCCTACTATTGATATAACACCTAATGGAGAATTCTAATGGCTACAGTCACAGAAGTAAGTGGTAATGGTGGTGGACAAACTGGGGCAGGACCAGATAGAGAATTTAGTCGCCCAAGTGTTACAGCTAGTGCTTTGTATGGATCAACTGTTCCTACTTTTGTAGGTCAGAAAGGAACTGACACTACTAACGATGAGGTGTGGATTGCTCAACGTACTGATGTTACTAGCACAACTGCTTTGGCTAATACAGATTGGGCTAGAGTTGAATAAGGTTTATGCCCACATTCAAGCTACAAAGAGATAGCCTTCAAGATAGATTTCTAAATTCTAAGGCGAAAGTACAATTATATGGTGGAGGTTTTGCAAACGGCAAGACTTCCGCTGCTTGTATTAAATGTATCCGAATAGCAAAAGACTATCCCGGAGCGAATATTCTTATGGCTCGTTCTACTTATCCAAAGTTGAATGATACACTAAGGAAAGAATTTCTAAAGTGGTGTCCTTCAGATTGGATAGATTCATTTCCTAAAAGTGCTAATGGTTCCAATACTTGTACACTAAAAAATGGAACTACTATTAATTTTAGATATATAGCACAGCAAGGTAAACTAGGAAATGAAGCTACAACTTCTAACTTATTATCTGCTACTTATGATGCGGTCATCGTGGATCAAATGGAAGATCCCGAAATTGTCCACAAAGACTTCTTAGATTTGTTAGGCCGTTTGCGTGGTATGACCAAGTATGAAGGTAATGATTCTTCAATGCCTGATAGTGGGCCTCGTTGGTTTATTATGACAACGAACCCAACAAGGAATTGGGTATACAGAAAAATTGTTAAACCTATTCACGATTTAAATAATGGAATGTTAAATGATGATCTTCTTTGTGAAACTGATAGCAACGGTAAAATCATTTATGGCGAAAATAAAAAACCGATTCCTATCATCGAAATTTTTGAAGGCTCCACTTACGAAAATCAAGACAATCTGGAACCGGATTTTATCAAGACATTAGAATCATCTTATAAAGGACAGATGCGATCCAGATTCTTATTAGGTGAATGGGCTAGTTATGAGGGACTAGTATATCCAGCATTTAGTGAATCGACTCATATAATGTCCCATCATTCTATGCATAATTATTATAAACAGTTACAAATAAAAACAAATGGTCTAACACAAATAGAAGGATATGATTACGGCTTGGCTGTTCCGTTTTGTTATATCATGGGATTCTGTGACGATAAGGGAAATGTATTTCTATTAGATGGGGCTTATGAGAAAGAGTTACCATTAGAAGACCATTTAAATATGATAAAAGAAATTAGGGAAGAGTATCAGGTAGATCCAAGTAACATGATATTATCTGATCCAGATATCTTTAGAAGGAAGTCTGTAGGAAAGAAATTAGTAGGTAAGTCGATAGCTGACATGTTTCTAGAAGAAGGAATCATGTGCATTCGTGGTAATAATGATATAGCTAATGGTATAGTAAAAGTTAATCAGTATTTAGTACCACAAAGAAACCATCAGAATCCAGTTACAGGATTGTGGGAAGCTCCTTACTTATATGTAAGTGATAAGTTAGAATGGTGGATATCAGAGATAAGTGATTACTATTGGCAGAAGAATCCTACTGGCGAACAGATAGATAAACCTATAGACAAAGATGATCACGCAATGGATACTACAAAATATATGTTATCCAACAGACCGAATGTGTCTAAGCTAATTGTAGCTAAAAATCCAAAAGAAGTTGGTTGGCGACAATGGGGAGAGCGAGACATTCAAGAAGAACGTAGGATTGCTCGTTATGGCTGAAACACAAAGAAAACTTCTTGAAGTTATTCTAAACGCATTACGTCCCGGAACACCAGAAAACAAAGTACTTAAATCTATTACAGGACAATCTGGCGATGATATTCCTGTTACAGATCCAACAAATCCATCGTCTTTAGGGGGATCAGGAACTTTAACTCGTTACTCAGATGATCCAGACAATATTTCACTTAGACAAGATAACCTATTAAGATTCGATGAAGGTCCGGGTCCAGATCCATATCTTGGCTTAGAATCTGATGAAATTATGAATGTTGCTCCTCGTAATTATAATCAGTTCCAAAAAGCATTATTAGAATCCAAAGGCAAACTTTACGACCCAACAGATAAGAGTAGTGTATTTGATCCAGTGCATGGAAGCTCTGCGCGTTTAGCTGGTGATGACATGAAACTTGATGACTTGATGGAAAATGTTGCAGGGAAAGCTGAACGTAAAGTCAAACGACAGGAAACACAGGAACTTGATCTTGAAGGAAAACGATTTGATGAAGGTGTAGACCGTGTAGAAAAGATTCTTGTAGATGAAGTGACTCTTGACCCATTGTTTCCTAATCCCCAACATCCTCGTTCAGCTACTAGACAAGCGATTAAAGGTGAAGCGCGAAATACAGAAATCAATGCTGAAGTACAAGATGTTATATCAAGATTTAAAAAGAGAAGTGAAGAACAAGGTCTATTTGACATTGAGAAATTGAAGAAGGCTCCGCTTAATCCTACTTCAGCCGTAAAGAAAGCTGCGGCTGCTGGAGATCGCAAAGCTATTGCTGAAGTAGAAAAGATAAAATTAAATAGTAGGTTATGGGATGGGTGGAAAAAACTATCTAACGCTGCTGCTAAAGCAAGAGAAGGAAATAAAGAAGCATTAGCTGTTGTCCGTAACTTTGATAACTGGTTACACAAAACAGCTAGGAATCCTGATCCTGCAAATTTAGAAGGTCCAATGAGAGAAGTCCCTGCTAATCCTACTATGACAATGATAGGAAAAGATCTTCATACTGAACATTTAGCTGGCAAGAAACCAACTACTACCTCAGATCAATTCGGTAATAGAGGACGTAGTGATGTTGACGAACTTGGTCCTAAAGTTAGTCCTAATCCAGAAAATTTAAAAAGAAGAAGTTCAGGTAAAATAGAAACTTCACCTTCGACAGTTGTTCCCGGAACGGACTACTCAATCATGGAATATCCTACGGTACACCAAGATGCTCAGTCAGTGTTATTGGATGCTCTTAAACAGACATTGAAGGATGGGAAATAAATATGGCTGAAGAAATTATCCCCCAAGATGTAGATGCTACTATTGATGCATCCCTTGGTGAATCGGCTCCAAAACGTAGAAGTCGTAAGCGTAGAGATCCTTCTTATAAAGTAATAGGTGATACAAAGATCCCTGTATCAAAAGCTACGGGCAAAGTTTGGAAGTCACGGGTTTCACAAGTATTACGTCATACACAAAATGTAAGAGAGGCGTGGTCAGAAGCTATTCGCTATTATGAAAACGATCAACTAAACCACCGACAAGGTGAAGAACATGGTAGCGGCAATAGATTAGGTAATAGAAAGTTAAACAATAATATTACAGAGACAGAGAATATTGTATTTGCAAATGTAACTACAATGGTTCCAGCTTTGTATGCGAGAAATCCAGAAGCAGAGTTTACTTCTAATACAGAAAACAATTCCGAACTTGCAACGGTAGTAGAACGTCTTGTTAATGTAATAGGTTCTAGAAAGTCTTCTCCCGGAATTAACTTAAAGCCTAAAGCCAAGCGTTGTGTTGTTACAACTCTATTAACCAATCGTTCATGGATTAAGATCGGTTGGACCCCTAAAGCTGAGAGTAGTGAGCAAGCACTTGTAGATTTGGAGAAATTATCCAAACAACTAGAGAAAGCTAAAGATAGTAAAGCTATCGTAGAGATTGAAGGTAAGATCAGTGCTTTAGAGGAAAGTATTGATATCCTTCAGCCATCTGGTCCGTTTGTTAAAGTTAAATCACCATTTCAAGTACTGGTTGATCCAAATGCTAAAGAGATAGATCTGTCTGATGCAAATTGGATTATTGAAGAAGAGATGTTACCTACTGAATTCATTCTTGCTAAGTATGCAAGGAAGTCAAAAGGTAATGAGTATAAATCAATTTACCAGCCTACGCATGTGATGAAGGCCACACTACAAGGTGATGATGGAATAGATAAAGCTGAAAACTTCAGTATCTTCTCTAATGAGAAAGAAGAAACCGCAAAGTCTTATGGCTTTATGGATGAAGAATCTTTCGATAAAGCTAAGATGACTAAAGTATATATAGTGTGGGATAAAGTCACACGAAGAGTACTTATGTTTAATGGTAATGATTGGACATGGCCTATTTGGGTTTGGGACGATCCATTACAGTTAGATACTTTCTTCCCATACTTTCCTCTTACATTCTTTGAATCTCCTAACGGTCCTTTAACTAAAGGAGAAGTGTCTTATTACTTAGATCAACAAGATGCTATTAATGAGATCACTGATGAAATGCGTAGAGCAAGACGTTGGGCAAGGCGTAATATATTCTTTAATACTAATGTGATATCACAAGAAGATGCTCAAGCCGTTCTTAATGGAGATGATGGAACAGCTAGAGGTCTTAACATTCCTCCAGAGATGCGAATAGCAGATGTAATAGGATCTGTTCCTCCTCCATCAATGCAATTTGATAAGATATTTGATAAGGAAAGTCTGTATAGAGCTACAGATCGAATCTCTTCTGTATCTACAGTTATGAGGGGCGAACAGTTTAAAACGAATACTAACCAACAAGCTGTTCAAGCTAATGTTGGTGCATCTAATATGAGAGTAGATGAAAAGTCTGACCAGATCGAAGATTGGATTGGACAGATTTATTGGGGAATTGCTCAACTCTGTCTTATGTATATGGATAGAGAAACTGTTATAAGTCTTATAGGAGAGCCGGGAGCGCAATGGGAAAATATGACGGCTGATCAAATTTCCACTCTTTCTCATACAGTAGTTGGTGGTTCTACTCAGAAACCTACAAGTGCTGCGAAGAAAGAAGAAGCGTTAGAATTCGGACAAGTGTTAGGACAGTTTGTTAATGCTGCTCCCGGTCCCGTACTAAAAGTTATGCTTCAAGTAATGGAGAAAGCTTTTGATGAAGTAACAATGAGAGAAGAAGATTGGCAAGAACTCATCCAAGCTATAGAACAACAGCAAGGAGGAGGACAAGGCCAAGAAGGGCAAGCTGGTGGTCCTGATGTTGGTTCTGCAAGTCCAGAACAACTAAAACAAATACTGGCACAACTACCTCCAGAAGCTAAACAGCAAGTTCAAAGTGCAATAGAATCTGGAGTGTCACCGCAGAAAGCCTTGCAAGGTGCTATGCAACAAGCCTCACAAGGACAAGCTGCTGAACAACCAAATTAGGGGATGATTAATGAGTGAAGAAAATGAAGTAGAATTTTCTACTGACGAAGCAATACTTAATAGTATTGGAGAAGGGGATGAACCGACTACAAGCGAAAGTACTAACGAAGAAAATGCGGGAGCATCATCGGACACTACAGAAGAGGCATCTACAGCCAGTAGTGAACAAGGTACTGAAGGAAGCAATGATCAACAGCAACAACGACAAGCTGCTGGTCCCCAAGACCTCGTTGATGCAAACGGAAATATTATTGCCGCAGGAGGAAAAGAAAGAAGATTCTACGAAACTGCTCAAAGAGAAAGAGGAAGAGCAGAAGGCCTCCAAAAAGAACTAGATACTGTTAAATCACAGTTACAAGCAGTAAATGATGCTGGAACTTTAGGAACACAGTATAATTTAACTCCAGAAGAACTAACTACTGGAGCGCAGCTTATATCTTCTTATAAGAACAATCCTGTTGATACTATTCAATACATGTTGACTCAAGCTCAGAGTAGTGGATATAATGTTGATAATATCACGAGTGGCGGTTCTACTGATATGAGTGCCGTCAAGCAAATGCTTGATAATGCTCTAGCACCGTTAGTTCAAGATAGACAAGAGAAAGTAGAGGAGCAAGCAGCACAACAACGTGCAACAGAAATCTACAACGACTTTATGACCCGTTTTCCAGATGCTGCTGTTCACGAAAATTCTCTTTCCCGGCTTTTACAACAAGAACCTAACTTATCTGTTGAAGCTGCGTATTATAAACTCCAATCTTATTATGCCTCAAGGGGGCTAGATTGGACGAAATCCCTAGAAAACTTGCAACAAGAGCAACAAGCTGCTCCGCAAGCTAGTGTTAATACGCAACCTCAACCGCCAGAGGGTGGAAGTATTCCAACAACTAATGTTACGGATACTCCTCAAGTGGCCGATGTAAATACCTCTACCGATGACATTATTCGTCAGGCAATGGCAGAGGCTGGCATTAACTAGAGTTAGGACTTAAAAACATGGCATCTACACCTATTGCCACTGTTCTTGAATCTACTCTTACTCGAAGCCGCAAGAAGTTAATCTTAGCTTCTATTAAGTCTAATGCACTTATGGCATGGGCTTTTGCAAACAATCGAGTAGAGTTTGAGGATGGTGGTCACGAAATTACGAACCCACTGACGTTGGGCCGTAACCCAAACATCTCATCTTACGAATACTATGATGAGCTTCCTATTGCACAAACAAATGAATTCGATACCGTGACCTATAATTGGGCGCGAGTTGCTGGTTCAGTTGTTATTTCAGATCAGGAAGAAGACGAAAACCAAGGTTCAGCACAAATCTTTAAGCTTATGAAAGCTAAGATTGATGTATTAGAAGAAAGTATTAAAGAGAAGTTCTCTTCTTATCTTTATGCTTCTGGTGCTGGTACTGATCCTCAAGGTCTTGGTCTTCTTATTCCAGATGATCCGACAACGGGAACTGTTGGAAACATTAACCGCGCCAATGAAACTCAGTGGCGTACTTCGGCTTATGACTTCAACGGAAACCTTGATAGCACGAACATAGAAGAAGCTATGGATGATATGCTAATGGACTTGACGCTTAAAGGTGACAAGCCTGATGTTATTCTTTGTGGCAGAAACTTGTATCGTCACTATCGTACTGCTGTAAGGGACAAGGTTGTTATTAACTTGTCTGAATCTAATTCAGGTAAGAAGATGATGGACTTGGGCTTTTCAGGAGTTAAGCACCAAAACATTCCCATGATGTATGACGAAGACTGTCCTGTTAATAAAGCATACTTTATTAATAGTAAGTTTCTCCGTCTGCATGTTCTTAAACACGTTAATATGAAGGTAAAAGAGTTAGTCGCTCCTTGGACGATTGACGCTCATGGCCGTCGTATTGTGTGGCAAGGACAATGGTGCATGTGGAAAGCTTTCCGTACTCACGCTGTTTTGATCAATTCGTAATATAAGGAGTAAAAGGGGATGAACGCGAATATCAAACCAAGGTATGAAGCACACAAGTTAGAAGGTACAGCTTCCAAGCAGATTGCTAAACCCAAGACAGACAGTAAAGGAAAACTATTAGGCGGCTTTGAATATGAAGACGTTGAAGTAGATGCTGGATGGATGGTTTACTTTCCTAATGGAAGTTCCATAAGAGTTTGGACTAAAGAAGAAATGGATCGACAAGGATTTTTATCTGCGCCTAATCTAGTTAATATGGAAACAGGTGATGATATGGGTCCATCTGCGAATGCTTCTCTTAAATCTCGCTCAGAGCAAAAAGAGAAAGTTACCAAATCTTCTAAAGTTCATCATGTGACATAATGGAGTAAAAGGATGTCTAAAGTTATCGCTGATAACTATCCTCGTAGTATTAGTCAGTATGTTCCTAACATGGAATTTGCGGCTGATGTTGTTGGGGATGTTCACATTGTAGCACTCGGAAGTCCGGCTGCTGCGGATGCTGACGGAATTTGGGATGGAGTAAGTGCTACTAATAGTGACACTTCTTATACCAGTTCCGATTACAAAACTACTTTCGATGGTAGTTCAACTTCACTAACCTCAACTGCTGGTATGATTGACGCTACTTATGGTCGTTGTCTTACTGCTACGGGTTCTGGTGGTTCAAACCATGTATGCACGATTACTGGTCGTGACTACCTTGGTCAAAGGATGCAAGAGAGTCTTACTCTTTCTGGAACCACTGTTATTCATGGCAATAAGGCGTTTAAGTACGTTGATTCAATGGCTATTGCTTCTGGAGCTTCTGGAGATACTGTTGATATCGGTTGGTCAGATCGTCTTGGTCTTCCTTATAAGGCCCAGAAGATTCTTTCTTACACCGAAAACGATGTAAGTATGCCTGTTGATCCAGTAGAAGTTGCTGTTGAAGTAGATGCAACCCGATTTGCTGCTGGAACTGATTGTGTAGTTCCATCACCAGTAGCTGGACAAATTACTGGAGTTAATTCAGTAGTTACTACGGCTACTTCGGGAACTTCAACTGCTACTGTTGTAGTTGGTTCTACTGATGTTGCTGGAATCTCTATCGTAATTGCTGGCTCTTCTGGAGTCGCAACTGT